GAGCGCGAACTGTTCAATCCAAGACCGGCTGGTATAAGTTCTGTCACCACCGAGCCTAAAAATGCTCCCAGAGTCCATTCCGATCGGAATGGCTCTATTACATTTGAAATCCACCATTTTGATAAAGTTTCAATACTTATTGGAAGGTCTGCTATATTTCTAGTTTTAGAAGTTTTAATCATTGTCGCGTCATGCGAATTTTTAAAAGTATCCTTGTTGCGCGTAAAGCGATAGTCGCCGCCGCTGGCTCTACTAAAATATGCTGTTGAATTTGATTCATCAGGGCACTTACCGTGTCCAGTCATATCGATGTTGTTGAGAACAATAGACTTTGAAGTGTCTATGACAAATCTCTGCTTTCCTGTTTCATCAGACACCACCTTCTGACCTAACTGGTGTGCGCCCAAGATTCCGTCTAGAATATCTCCCAAAAACACATACTCAATTTCAACCAGATTCTTGTTATCGGTGGAGGGGTCCGTCCCTCCCTTCCAAGCGGCGTCAAACGCTGCCTCTACTCTGTCAGAGTTGAGAGCAAAGTTATCAATAATTCCTCGAAGAAGTTCTTCAGGATCTTGATCATCAATAAATTTTTCTTGTGCGTCTTTTTGTTGCTTATCAAGATCTCCAAATACGTCTTTTTTGGTGCCTCTCAAATTCTCAGAAGTTGATTTAAGCATTCTCTTTAGATATTCGCTTTCAATAGCATCATCCATTTCGGAGGCAACAGGCTGGTTGTCATCACTGCTCCATTCCCTGGGTTGACTTAATGCCTTGTCTATATCAGGGTCCTTATTTGGGTCAAAATATTGACCGCCGAGCGTATTCACATCTGCCAGTGGTCCAGTAAAGCTTTGCTGCACTCGTTCGTAGTCTGATTGAGTTACTGTTCTGCCATTAGAGTTTTTCTGTTGTAGCTGGACAAAAGGTACTTGAGCGAGCAAGTCTAAGCATTGTTCTTCCTCTGTCCTTGCGGTTCTTCCGCTGCTATCTGCATTTGACTTCCTTTCAAAATAAGCAAGAGGGACCATGATCTTTCGAAGTTTATTTTGTTTTATAAGATAATCCCAGAAAACGCCGCCAAGCGCTTGCTGCTGTCTATATATCATTTGGTTTATCTGACGGAGGAGGAATCTTTCTCGCCTTTCCAAGTCATTACCTGATCGCTGTAACCACTTTCCAACGTCGTCTTGGGTTCCCTTTTGTCCCTTATCGAGAACTTTAGAGTGTTTGCGTGTTGTCAGCCACTCGCGAGTGTAGTCAGGTCCGTCATCGCTTGAGTTGTCGGAAGGTTTGGGCGAATTAGAACCTTTTTTTCCAGAGTTCTTTCGTTTTCTTAACGCTCTAAGACTTTCTTGGTATTCTTCAAGTCTCGTTTTATTTGATCCCCACCTTTTTTCCGTATCATGATAGTAAAATCCAAAAATATCGGATTTTTTAGCATCCATAAGCTCGCCAGTCACGCCAGCATGATAGCTGAGGGTTACCACTACTGATCCGTTTTCATTAACATCTATTTCGTGTTCGCGGAGGGAAAGCTCCAAAACTTGGATGTGGTTTGCAAAAAAATTATAAAGATCCTTGAACTGCTGCAACTCTCTTTGATCTAGGTGCGCGAGGGCAGCCGCGTGCCAAGGCTTATACGCAGATACAGCGTCATACCCTATAACCATCTTTAATTTATTAGTAAAGTTCTGCCCCCTTGTGACGAGCCGCATAAAATTCCAATCCGCCCCGTCGAATAACACACCATCGGGATCATTCGGATCTTGGATCATCGCAACGGAAGAGACATCAACTGCCAGGTTTTGATTTAGCCCCGTTATGGAGTTAAAATACAATCTAATTTTGCATTCAATGTTGTTATTAATCTCTGCTGGATTTGTAGCCTTAAAATCTAAACTAACGTCCTGAAGACCGAAGTCTGCATTTCCATACTTGTTGCCATCGGAGTCTTCATAGGCGCGAGAGTTGACGTTACCGGGGCGGTTTCCTTCCGCGACTGTGGCTCCGTAAGCGACGGTTGGAAAGGGAATGGGGACCAAGTACCTTCCACTCAATTCTGGGTGGGCTATGATTTCATAAAGTCTGACGAGTGGACGCAAGCTAGTAATTGCAAAATTTGGTATTCTCAAGAACTCCTCGGTGTGCGGAGTAAATTGCAAACGATTAACTGCCACATTTGGATTGGATGTGTCTGCTAACGCAAAATGGTCATAGCCCAAGTAAATCCTACCTTCCATATATGCGTTGGAGGCTCTCCTGGCCGTGTTGGGATTAAAAAGCAACGGATTTTGTGTTTTCGATACAGTCCCTTCGTCCTTGAATCCTATGTTAATTTTTGCCAATTCAGCTAAGACGCCTTGTTTGTCTACATAAGTGCTCAATTTAAATCCTCCTAGTACCCATAATACAATAATATTTCAGGCAATTCAACTGGAATTCTTATGATATCGCCAACTCTTAGTGTAAATTCTGCTGGCTTCTGGTTGTACCAGGCGATGACCCACCACATCTCAGCATCGCCATAAGTGGCTGACGCCAGTTTTTGAAAAGTATCCCCATATTCCCAAATATGGGTCGTTGCCGGCATTGCTCGGACCAGATCTTTGGTTACAGCTTCGATATCTGCTGTCATGTATTGTTTTATGTTTTTAATGCCTCTTTTTTTTCTAAATTCTTTATAAATCTTTGAAGTATTAAAATAAGTTCTTCGATTTGAGTTTCTTGGTTCTAAAGCCATCTTTATATTCCTTATTTAAACGGGTCTGTGCCATAAATATCTTGGAGATTAGTCTCTTTAGCGACTCCTGATGGGGAGCGACTGATGACGGTGGAGCGCAAACCCTGGGGGAATGCTCCGAATATAGCAGATCCTTTGTCGAGCAGGAGAGAGTCTCCTAAAGGATGTATATGAATCGGATTAAATCCTAAACTAAGCTTATAGTTTTTGAAAAAATACATTTGGTCTGCGGACCTTTTACCTTTTCCGTTTAAAATAGCTTGCTTGTTAATTGGCTTCCCCTCTTTTTGCTTGTCCATTATTTTTTCAACCATTTCCCCAGCAAATGGCTTCAGCAACCGGTTGGAGGAGACGGCAGTAGAATTGACTTTAAAAACACCAGCATCTAGATCAGGATCTATCGTAACGCCATCTAAAAATCCGAAAAGGAGGGCCTTGCCCGGTTCCGTGAAGAGATTTCCAAACTCAGCCTGTATAATTGGCGGCATAACGATGTGCCTGTTGATGCCTTGACCATAAAGCAAATCGCCTTGCGCTGTTTGGTTATAAGTTGGATAGCAGTACCTAACAAGATCGTTTAGCTTAGTAGAGTTCCACGCTGCCTCTTCAACATCGAAAGCAGGTAAGTCAAAAGAAATGCTTAGCTTTCGCTGTGTATTCTGATAATTATAAACTGGATCCATCCTTCCAAAAACCTGTGTCGGAGTCCAATTGCTAGTGAATTCGTCTTTAAAATCAGTTATAAACGCCTTGAATTCTATTTTAAATTTCGCGGCTTGCTTTGAGACTCCCGTCGAGTGTTTCTTGGCATTATAAAACGTAATTACGTCCCTTATATTGTCTGATTCGTCTGGGGCTAGGATTATCTGATTTGACATTCCTGAGCCGTATGGGACTCCTGGTTTTCTTTGTTTTGATACGCTCACTTATTCATTCCCCCTTTAGGCTCTAAAGTCCAATTTTTTATCTATTTCTGGCATTAAATTATCAATAATTCCTTTGGCAAAAACGTCCCTTCCGTTTTTATCAAACGACAATATGATTGGTCGCTCATTTTTCTTTTTATCACCTTTGCCTTTGCCTGAGTTTGCTTTCAGCAAGTTAGTGAGTTCTGATAGTAATTTTGATACATCACTGTCACCACCAGCCTCTTTTGCAGCCTCTATCAATTCTACTGTAGTGTCTACAAGCGCTTCTGCATTTTCTACTGCTGTTGTGTCTAATTCTAATGTAGCTTTGAACATATCAGCAGCACCCGTTGTAGCCGCGCTGACGGAATTAAGATTTGGTATGCCTGCGATGGACGCAAGAGAAGCAGCAACAGAACTAAAAGCCAAAGATGCGAACGTGCTAAAGCCACCCAGCTTGCCACTAAGAGTACTAATAGCAGCAGATAGAGCTTCTATCGAAGAAGTCATAGTCTTGAATGTTTCATCGAGAAGCTTTGCATCACTAACAGCCGTTTTTAAAGTTTGCCCAATTTTACTCAGCCCGCCTGTTTCAGCGTTGTTCATTGCCTGAAACATTGTTGACAGTGCTTGCAAATCTTCAGTTTTAATAAAAGCTAGAGCCGCTGCAAGCACTAGAAATCCGGCACCCAAGGCTGCGATACCGATTGCGGCAGGTATAGCTACCACTGCAAAAGCGGCGGCGGCTGCAAACAGCCCCACAACTGCGGCGAGTTTTTCAAAGCTAATACTTTCAAAAAGCATTTTAAAGCCGAGCCCAGCAAGGGCAACGGCGGCTCCAAGTGCTAAGACATACGTAGCTGACTTTGATACCATGGCTCCAAAAGAAGCTATTTGTGCGCCGAGAGTTTGCAAAGCTGGTCCTAAAGCGCCTGATGCTGTTGCTATGGCGTACATTCCCGCTGCCACAATTGGCAAGAGCAAATAAAGAACAGGAGAGTTCTCTTTAACTGCCAGTATGTAATGTAACAGTGTAAAAAATACTGCTACTGGAAGGGCGGCGGCGAGAAATGTTTTCATTCCTCCTGCTAAGCCTAAAAAGCCTACTTTAATCGCAGTAAGAACACCGCCTACAGATCCAAAAATTTTTAAAGCAGCAACAGTTAAAAGAATTACCTGAGTGGCTTCTGGACCTATCAACTGTACAAATCGGGTGACAAGCCCTATTGCCATACGCATGAGATCGATTATAGGCTGCGTGGCGACTGCCAGCTCTTGAAACAAAGTAACAAACTTTGTAACAGCAGGTGCGGCTGCGGCAGCAGCCTCTTTTAGTTTAGACATCGATGCTTCTTGTTGTTCCATTTTTCTTTGAGCAGCTTCCATGTCTTCTAATGAACCAGACATAATCTTGCCCAACTGATCAACGTTGCCACCTGTAAGAATATCAGCTAACATTTTTTTCTGGAAGAATCCCATACTTTGAAAGCTAACTCCAGCTTGATCTAATCCCTGTCTAAGTACTTTCAACTGTTCAACCGGGCCTCTCTGGGCGGCTTCAACCATTTCCATCATGTTTATATTTGTGCCAAGCGCAGCGTTTAACCGAGACGTAGCCTCAGTAGCTCCTTGGAACGTATCAAATTTACCCATGATGCTTGTTAACTCTTGCGCTTGCAAGCCTAACGTTTTAGCGGCGGCGGCTGTATCGAGGAAGACCTGTTTAGCCTCTTTTCCAAATGCTGCGAGCGTTGGAAGTGTTGCACTAAGTTGGGCGCTGAGTTGTGAAATTGGAATTCCAATTGCCTGTGTCGCAGCTTGCATCTCTATAAGTGTCTGAGTTGCTTCTTCTGTGTTCATGCCCAGGCTCTTTGTAGCAGTTTCAAAAAATCCTGCAAAATCTTTAGTATTCAAGCCTACTTGGTTAAAAGTTGCCCCAAGAGCAGCAAGCTCTGCTTGCGCTTCTTTAGACATTCCTGAGAAAGCTGTGAAGTCTTCAAGGAGAGATTGCACAGCGTCGGATGCGCCTTCTATGTCCACTCCAAGCTCAAAAGTTTGAGATCGAACTTCTGCTATCACAGAATCATAGCGACCGGCAGCACCAGTCGCCCTATTAAAAGCGGAAAGGGCGCGGTCTTGAGCACCTATCATGCCAATAGTTGCATCAAATATTTCCATTTGTGCTTGTCCAAGCAAATTAGAAGGTTTAATAGCCTGAGCCACTGTGCTGCCCATTTCTCCAAATGCTGAAGACAGCCCTTTAACGGGGTCTCCTTTCCCAAGTTCTTCTAGCTTTCCAAAGAAACTATTTTTCCAGCCTTTGCTGGAAAGTCCTAATTTACCTAAAATGGTTTCAGTTCCGTCAGCAATGTCATCTAGTGTTTCAGCCTGTTTTGTAAGTTCTTCGCCTTTTTTTCTTTCTTCTTCTACTTGTTTTACAGTTGTATTGTAAATCTCTTGAGCTTTGCTAACTTTTTCGGCTAGATCTGCTGTCTGTTCCGCTGCTTCGTCTCCCAGTGCTTCTGAGGCTTTTAGCTGGTCCTGTAGAGTAGCCAAAGCGTCTCGACTAACAGACAAGTCAGCTTCTTTCTGCGACAGCACTTCTTTAACCTCAACAAGCTGACGGGCTAGTTCCATTCGAGTTTTAGTGGCTTCGGCTCCAATTTGCTTTACCAAAGCAGCCTCTTGCTCTTTTATGCGTAAAACCTTCTCAGCTTCTCCAGAAATTTCTTTGTACAATTGTGCAAATTTCTCTGCTTGAGCGTCGTCAAATCCCAAGTTTCCAGCGGCTGTTGCAGCTTGTGTTGTGGAAAGCGTAGACCGACCGGTGCCCTCGCCTTTAAGGGCTTTTAAGATCTGTTGTAATAATTCATTTTCAGTAGCCATTCAGCTTTTCCTTTATTTAAATGGCCATTTTATTCCTGTTGCTTTTTCGAAGCTCTTAACGGCGGTCTTTAATCGAAAGTTGTCTCTGTAAGTTCTTGGATCATCCAAGCCATATCTCAAATAAGAATCCATATATCTCTTTTCTCGAAACATTGCTTTTCCAAAAGCAGCTAGTTCTGATTTTGTCCCTTTAAACATAGCGCTAATGGGCGTGCCGGTAAACATCCGACCTATCATGTATTTAATATCAGCACCAAGCTGCATAAGGGTTTGTTCTGTTAGCTCATTTCGTCTTTTTAAGCCCAAATCTATAATAACTGGCACTAATTCTTCTGTTTCTATGATGTTTTCCAAGGTATGGGTCCTCCAAGTACTATATCTACAAGGTAAATAGTTATTTTAATAAAAAAAAAGACCAGGGTTTTGCCCGGTCTTTATTATTTCTTTTTCGCCTTCTCGTATTGTTCCTTTTCTTGCTGGAATTGCTTTTGGAGCCTTTCAAGAAACCACTTTCTTAAACCGACTGGCAGGCTATACGCCTCTGTAAAGCTCCAGCCGCCATGGTATTTTAACAAAAAGAATTGTTCATACATGGCTTCCGAATATTTATTGCTTAGGCCAAAAAAAGTCCGCAGTAAAGGGAACCTCCATCTCTGTTTCATGGTCACACTCAATACATACAAAGTTCTGAGTTAGATCAAGATTGGGAGCGATAGTGGTGTACACCTTTCTCATGAATCTAGCATCGGCGGCTGGCATGTGTCCAGTGAAATCACTTAAAAGCTTTTTATCTGTTACGTCATTTAAAGAAACAATAAATGCTTTCATTTGTTCCGAAAGGAGACTATCGGTGCCATTTTTCATTTTCTTTTTCTTTTCAAGAATCTTTGAAAGGTGGGCTTCGTCCGCTCCAGTTAAAAGCCGAACTTCAGCTTTCACTTTCGTCTTGGGCAGCAAGAAAGTAAAAGTCCCTTTCTCTGTTGCTTCGAACAAAGGTTCTTCCACATCGTGTGGATGAGTTATGTTTCCTCCCATTAAATCAAAAGAAAACTGGCTCTTTGCAAGGCAGGCAGGGCACGTAACTGTTGTGTCGTATTGCCTTCCGTATGCTAAAATGCGAGAAGCCACAAGGATAGCGTTTTTGTCTCCAACAAACAAGCCAGAAGATTTAATTCTCTTATCGACCAAAACATTATCAATCAGTCTATCTAAAGCTATCCCTTTTTTCAACAATGTTCGAGAAGTTAAGATTTCTTCCTCTCGTGCTGTCATGTGTTTGATTTCGACAGTATCTTGTTGGTGGAGCGGATGATCTTCGCTGTAGAAGGTCCCTCGGGATGGAAGATCAACAAACTCCGTTGGAATAACAAAGTTTAATCCAGAGTTTGTTTGACCCAGTTGATTAGAAGGGGTAGACCCTCCAGACTCAACAACAGAAGGAAGCGGAGGAGCCGTATCTGGTGCTGCACCAGTGCGGTCTTCATTGTTTCTAGACATTTAAACCTCTTTTGTTTAGAAAAGCATTATATGATTATTCAGTATAGTTGTTAAATATTTTTTATACAAACTGGCTATTAATTTTGCGCGTTAGCTTCGAAGTCTCTTTTGTTTTGTCCCACAGGACGCTTAATAGATCCTTCTTTGTTTAGCGTTGCATAATCATATCTAAGTTCTACGCTGATTTCTGTCATATTATCGTCTTCATAAGAAAGGTCACCATACTTGATATCTTTAATCCAAGCGCCTTGAAGAACCCATTCTTCAATAACCTCAACTTGCGTTCCGTCGATGTCCTCTCCACTCATTGCATTTTGAATTTGTTGAATTTTAACCGACTGCATCTGTTTTATAGACGATCCTTTCGAAAGAGTAATTTCAGGGGTATCTGAAGATGGGACAACATAGCCAGAGTTCCACATCATGTTTTGTAAAATTTGAGCCATATCTGGATCTCCTGGGTCAACTAGTGTCATGCTCACGGTGCTCCACTCAACCCGTCCTGGGTAGTAAAAGTTGTGATTAAGATAGGAATGCTTAGTTTCTGAAACGCTGAAACTCGGCTTAGAAACTGATTTTGCAACCCAAGGTAATTGAAATTCTTGTCCAAAATAGACACGGAATCTATACGCTCTTTTCGGCTCCTCAAAGTTGCCGTAATCTGTCCAGAAAGCCATTTTTTATTTACTCCTATAATGCTACTGTAACTAGTATTTCAAAATTTATTTTTTATTTTAATCGTCAAAAGATGCGCCGGTTCTTGAAATATTGAAATCAATTGCAATATACTCGATTGCTCTTGCTGGCTTCAGGAAAATCTTTGCGTAAAGAATGTTTCTGTCAACCAAGTCAGGCGTCGTCGTGCTGCTGTCTAAAATAACCTTGAAATCAGTTAGTCCAAGACCAGACTTCACGGAATCCAAGAATGGATTCACTTGGCTCAAGAATCTGTTCCAAGTCGTTGCAACGTTTTGATCGAAAAGAATGCCGTTTGCCATTCTGGAGATTCTCTTCTTCAAGAAGATCATCAGCCTTCTGACATTGATTCTGTCAAGCGCTGAAGGTGTTACTTGAAGCGTCTTTTGTCCAAAGATAACAATTCCTTCTGCTGGGAAGCTTGCGATCGGATTAACATTTGCCTCATATAAGTCGTCGCGGTTCTTAGAAGTTAGCTTTTGTGTAACTCCCACAACATTTAATCCGGCTTGACCTCCAGATAGCCCGCCTCTGTTGAATCCAGCAGGGGCAAACCAAAGAGCAGATTCTCTCTCAGAAGAAGCCAAAGCTCCGAGGGCCACCACAGAAGGCGGTGTCATAACAACTTGGTTGTTAATGCTGTCTAGTATCTGCACCCATGGGAAGTAAGCCGCGCCATAACTTGAGTTAATGTTTCTATCTCTAAGGTTGGCTACAACTCCACCAACAGTCGCGTTATCGACTCTTGTTTTGTAACTATTGGTATTTTCGTCTGACGACTTGAAGTCTCCATCAAGATCCATGATAGCAAGGGCATCCCCTCTGTCTTCACAAGTATCTAAAAGGTGACTTGTCAACGTCTTTTCATAAATACCTGGAACAACCGCAACATTGAACTCGTTTTGTTCTGCGTCGGAAACAATATCAATAGCTTCTTTAACAGAGTTATATGCGTAGTTGTCTTTTTCTGTTTTTCCGTCTAACAAAGTATTTCTAAATGGATCTCTCTCTGTGATGTCGAGACCATCAAATCCTCCGAAAAGCGGAGCAACAAAAGAGTTGAAGCCGTATTCTAAGACCGCTTCATATCCAACTTTTGAAGAGTGACCGACAATCGGGAGCGATGCACCATCAATATATGAGTTATCTTTATAGTATGCATCAGTGCCATTGCTACTTTTGACAAGATTGTCCATGCTAAAGATCCAAGATGTCTCTAGTGGTTGTGTTCCAAATGTGAGCGAGAATGTACTACCGTTAAAGGTAGACGCGAGAGGTCTTACAATATCAATCATGCTCTCATCGAAAATCTTGCTTGTATTTGTTCTTGTTGGCAAGTATCCAAAAGAAGCATCAGTTGCTCGATTCAAGCCGCCGTCCGAAGACGACAATCTTAGCGGCAATGATGGATACAAGAAAGCTCCAGTAAACGCCATTTGGGCGTTAGCACCGTCTCTGGGAGTGACCAGCACGAATGTCCGCTGCTCTGCACCAGCAGCATAAACAGCGTCGGAGTATGTCGCCGAAAAAGCACCTGACAAAGAAAAGTCTATGCCTCCAGCGCCTTGTGTGAAGGGTTGTGAGGCACCAAAGACACAAGGTCGTTGATTTAAAACTCCCGATGGAACGATGCCGAGACCTTCTGAAGACCAATTTCCAGAGAAGGCAGTGATAATTGAAAAATCTTTTGGTTTAGGTGGACCCCAAACTCCAAATGGAAGTACTTTCGTTTTATTTGCAAGACTTCCATTTTCCAAATCTTGATTAATTTCAACGCGAATTAACTGGGATTGATTATTGTATTTTCCATACTCAATGTTTCTTCTTTGAGTAGCGCTAAAATCTATATACTTTGTTCCAATCTTGCGACCAATGTAATTGGTCGAATTAGGATTCAAATCACATTGTGAAAATCTTTCAAGAATAATTGGCGTAGCGTCAGAATCTTGTAGCTCTCTAACAACAACATCAAAAGTTCCGTAAGGATTGGTATTGTTTTTAGACTTGGCAATATTATCAATCTCAATTTTAAGATTGTGATTGGGATACTGCCCAGCTTCAAGAGCATGAAGCTTGAAAAGTCGAGGCAGCGCCGAAGCAGTATAAGCGCTTCTATCAGCCAAACTTTGAGCGACAAACCAGCCAGTCTGTGCAGCTTGAGATTGGAACCTGTGATTTGATTGATTTACTGCATCAGGATCTTCTAGTCCCAACATCACACCAACTGTGGCTCCGCTAGTGCCGCCAGTGCCTAAGCCTGCAAAGGTTATAGGCTCAGCCGAGCTAGAGACAGCTTCTTTGGCGACTGTACGGTTAATTGCAGCAGCATCGCCTTCTAGAACAAATCTTTCAAAGGTTTCACCAAGCCAGTAGTTTTTAGTGGTAGTGCTAATAGTGCTGTTGGTGAGAGTAGGATCTGTGTTAAACACGTCTCTAATGTAGTTAGGAGAATTTCTATCAAAGTTAAATGTAACAGTATCAGTTACAGTTCCAACAGAGTTAACTACTTCTGCTGTAAACTGATGGTAGTTTCCATTTGATTTAAGGAAGACACCATTTGATCCCGTTGTTACAGAGCCGGTTGCTAATGTGGAACCACTTAGTCTAATAGCCCCCTCAGTAACATACCAAACTGCTCCTAAAGCACCTGTTTGTGGGTTTGGATCACTGCCGGTCACGATTTGAGTACTAGCAGAGGAAATCAAAAAGAGACCATAAGCTCCACCGGAATTTATCGCAGTTGCGACAGTTGTTTCTGTGCCTTCGGAATTTTTAGTCATCCATCCGGCTTTACCGGCAGTCGTTGCAGAGGCGTGCTCTTTTCCAAGCAAGCGCACTACGTTAATGGGTCCAGCATTTGCTAGCCAAGCCATCGCTGCATATGAAGCATATGTAGGGGCTAGAATACTAGTTGTTGACGCTCGATAGACATCGTCTACGCCGCCTCCTGGGGCAGGGTTTCCAAAAAGTTCGACGAATTGGCTCAAAGACTCTACCCTGTTGGGTTGCATGGCACGACCGTATCGTGTTCTACCAATAACCATTGGTCCGATGCCTTGAGGTTCTTTGGGCAGTTGCGAATTATCAATTTCATTAATAAAAACGCCGGGGGATATAAACTTATACTTTTTGATTGACATTTGCAATATCTCCTATGAATAGCAAAGTGATTTAACAGCTTTATCTTAATTAAATAGTAAGATAGGAGCTGAAACTCCTTAATAATTAATCTCGGTATTTAAGATCTTCGGAAGCAATGTTCCAAGGCTCATCCCCCAAAATAGTCCTCTCTCTCCCAATTCTCACATCGACCGCGTTTTCGCGATAAACAATTTTGGGTGGTTTTTGATTTTTATCATCACCTACAACATATCCTAAGACCTTAATATTAATCTTTGTCTCGTATCTTCTTTCTTCTTCTCCCAAGTCCAAAATGTTAGATTCAAGCGAAAAATTAGAATCCACAAACGCTTCGTATCTGTGTTTGTTTCTTGTAATTAAAAAATAATTTACGGGCCTTCCTAAATTTGCAAAGGGTACGACGGCTTCGTTCAACTGCTGCTGATATTCTGTGCGAATACTAAGAGTGTAACTGATATCTAGGTAAGTTGGCAAAGGAATTGTAGCTGTCTGATAAACAACTTTTCCGTGCTTTATGGGATAATTTGGATCGTTAAAGCGGCGTTTCGCTTCAGCGTTAGAAA